AATTTTATTGTTCGTTGGGATTATTAGATATTTATAATAAATAGGAATAAGTTATGGCATGGAAACGTAAATCAAAGATACGTGCAAACGCAATTAAACATGGTTATCGAAGTGGATTCGAACATCGTGTATCAGATCAATTAACAGAAGCAAAAGTTAAATATGGGTATGAAGATACGGTTATAAAATATATTAAACCAGAAACAAAACATACATATACAATTGATTTTACTTTACCAAATGGTATTTTAGTAGAAACAAAAGGCCGGTGGGTTTTAGAAGATCGTAAAAAACATTTGTTAATTAAAAAACAACATCCAGAATTAGATATTCGAATTGTATTTCAATCAGCTCGTACAAAAATACGTAAAGGTTCAAAAACTACATATGGTGATTTTTGTGATAAACATGAAATACCATGGGCAGAAAAAAGTATACCAGAAAGTTGGTTAAAAGGTTGAGCTTACGACTTATTTTTACTATATTCAATTTATTAATAAATTTTTAAGAAAGTTTATCTTGATTAAAACATTATTGTAGTATATAATAATGCTAATACCTAATATATAATATTAATGAGCAAATTTGCTATCACTACACTTTTAGATTCTATACTTGGTAAAGGTAAAATCAATTCAAATGATAACATTGCATATCATTGTCCATTCTGCCATACTAGTAAAAAGAAAATGGAAGTTAATATAGTTTCTCAACATTGGCATTGTTGGGTATGTAACGCTGCTGGGCGTAAATTAACTGTATTATTTCGTAAACTTAATGTTCAACGTGAAAAAATATCACGGTTAATACAATTACTTGATGATGTAGAATATCGTCCTACTAAAACTACAACCGATACACCGGTCATACAATTACCTGAAGAATATACACCGTTATGGAAAATTAATACTAAAGCGCCTGAATATCGCAATGCTGTGCATTACTTAAAAAGTAGAGGTATTACTATATATGATATACTTAAATATCGTATTGGTTATTGCACTAGTGGATTATATAACGGTAAAATAATTATTCCTAGTTATGATGCTAATGGTAGTTTAAATTATTTTGTTGGCCGAGCATATTATGATACTGATTATAAACATAAAAATCCAAATACATCAAAAGATATTATAGGATTTGAATTGCATATAAACTGGAAAATGCCTATTATATTAGTCGAAGGAGCATTTGATGCAATTGCAATTAAAAGAAATGCAATTCCATTATTTGGTAAAACTATACCAAATACATTAAAAATGCGTATCGTAGAAAAAGGTGTACAAGAAATATATATTTGTTTAGATATGGATGCACGTAAACAGGCATTAGATACAGCTAACTACTTTATGGCAAACGGATTAGATGTTTACTTTGTAGACCTACCAAATTCAGATCCAAGTGAATTAGGATTTAAACAAATTAAATATGAAATTGAACATACAGCAATGTTGACTCAAGAAAAATTAATGGAACAAAAGATATTATGCAGCATATAGATATTGGAATGGAGAAAATTGGTAAAATTTACCATATTGCAGATGTACATGTCAGAAACGTAAAGCGGCATAAAGAATATAAATTAGTATTTAAACGTTTATATTCGTATATTGAAAAAACAAAAACAGATGATTCTTTAATATATGTAGCTGGAGATATTGTACATGCAAAAACAGATATGTCTCCAGAATTAGTATCTGTAGTATCTGATTTCTTTAAACAATTGGCAGATATAGCTCCTACAATTGTAATTACTGGAAACCATGATTGTAACCTAAATAACAACTATCGCTTAGATGCCTTATCTCCTATAGTTAAAGCCTTGAATCATCAAAACTTACACTATCTTAAAGACAACGGTGTATATAGTATGGCCGGAGTACACTTTAACGTAATGTCGGTGTTCGATAAACCCGTTGATTATATAAAAGCCGATAGTTTTGAAGGTGATTATAAAATTGCATTACACCATGGTTCAGTGCATAATGCATCAACAGATGCAGGATTTGTGTTAAGTAATACACATGTAACAACTGAAATGTTTAAAGGACATGATTTAGTTTTGTTAGGAGATATTCATAAACCACAATTTTTAGATGATAATAAAACAGTGGCTTACGCCGGCTCATTGATCCAACAAAATCATGGGGAAGCTTTAGGCCATGGAATAATGATATGGGATTTAGAATCTAAAAAATGTGAATTTGTTGAAATAAAAAATGATTATGGTTATTATACATTTCAAGTTGATGCCGGAAAAATAACAAATCCTAGCAATAAAATTCCATTACGTCCTAGATTAAGATTTAAAGTAAAAGATACCGATTCAGCAACATTGAAACGTATCATTGCAGATGTTAAATCTCAATATAAAGTACAAGATATTGCATTACAAAAAGTTAATGCATTAAATACTACTGATTCAAAAAATAAAATTAATTTTGGTAATATTCGCGATGTTGAATGGCAAAATAAAGTTATTACAGATTATCTTACAGATGAATATGCATTAGATGATGCATTATTAGATACTATTAGATATATTAATAGACAAGTGCATAGTAAATTACCAACTAGCACATTAACTAGAAATATAACATGGATTCCAAAGACATTTGAATTTTCTAACATGTTTAGTTATGGTCCTAATAATTCTATAGATTTTTCAAATATGAATGGAACATATGGATTATTTGCCCCAAATGCTTCTGGTAAATCAACATTATTAGATGCATTAGCATTTTGTTGTTTTGATAAATGCTCTCGTACAAAAAAAGCAGTACATGTGTTAAATAATAAAAAATCAAATTTTGAATGTAAATTTGAATTTGATTTAGGTAAGTATACATATTTTATTGAACGTAAAGCAAAAAAACAGAGTAATGGTCATGTTAAATTAAATGTAGATTTTTGGCGTATTGATGAGTCTGGTAATCATGAAAGTTTAAATGGCGAACAACGAGATTCAACAAATAAAAGTATAAGACAATATTTAGGTTCATATGAAGATTTTGTTTTAACTGCATTATCATTACAAAATAATAATACTGGATTTATTGATAAAACACAAAGAGAACGTAAAGATCTTTTATCTCAATTTTTAGATTTAGATATATTTGAAAAACAATATTTAATTGGACATGAAGATATTAGAGAAACTGCAGCATTAATCCGTGAATACAAAAGAAAAGATTTTTCAACAGATTTATCATCTGCAAAAGATACTATATCTCAATTTACCGGTTCATATGAACAAATGAAAGTAGATAAAACTGAACATGAAGAAATGAAAACAAATTTAAATGATATCATTTTTGTCATGACAAAAGAATTAAAAAACGTTGATACTACATTAGATCCAGATGATATTACATCTAAAATTGAACAAGCAAAAATACAGTTACAAGAATATATACAAGATAGAGATCAAAAAGCTGGTATAATAGTATCTAAAAAAGATTTGATAAATAATACACAATCTAAAATAGATTCAGTTGATGAAAATAAATTATATTCTCAAATAGATATATTAAAAACATATATATCTGATGTTGAAAAATTAAAGAATGATTTAAAATTAAAACAACTTAAAATTCAACATGCCCAAAAAATGGTATCTAAGTTAGATAAACATGAATGGGATCCAGAATGTAAATTTTGTATGGCAAATCCATGGCTTCAAGAAACTAAACAAATTGCAGATTTATTACCAAAATTAATTGATGAAGAGCAACAACTATTATTTGATATAGATGATATTGGAAATAAAATAGATGATTTACGAAAAGATGATCTTCAATATAAAATAGATATTTTAAATGCATTTAAATCTGATGTTGACAAATGGAAGCAATTGTTAGCTACAATGGAACATGACCATAGTAAATGTGAATGGGATATTGAAACGTTATTTGTTAAAATTTCTGACTATAAAAAACAATTAACAAAGGCAAAACGTCAGAAAGATAATATCGAATTCAATAAAAAGAAAAATTCTGAAATCCAGGAAGTGCGTGATGAAATAATAACTGTTAATTCTGAAGTAAGTAATTTAGATTCTAAATTATTAAATTTATCCGGAAAATTAAAAATGGCTGAAAAGTCCCGTGAAGATGCTGAAACAGGTATTAACAGATTAAAAACACTAGAACAACAATATCAAGCTTATGAATATTACCAAAAGGCAGTTAATCGAGATGGAGTTCCATATCATTTAATATCAAAAGCTTTACCACAAATTGAATCAGAAATAAATAATATTTTAAATCAAATAGTTGATTTTACTATGGTAATGGACACCGATGGTAAGAATATAAATGCATATATTGTTTATGATGATGATAATTATTGGCCATTAGAATTAACATCAGGCATGGAAAAATTTATATCATCATTGGCAATTCGTACTTCACTAATTAACGTATCAAACTTACCTAGACCAAATTTTTTAGCAATAGATGAAGGCTTTGGAGTGTTAGACTCTGATAATTTAAATAGCATGTATATGTTATTTGACTACTTAAAATCACAATTTGGATTTATTTTATGCATATCTCATATTGATGCCATGCGTGATATTGTAGATAAATTAGTAGAAATTAAAAAAGTTAACGGATATTCTGAAATTGCATATACCTGATATTTATATGAAATAGAGGTACGACTGTATGGCATCCGGCACATGGAATCAAGGACGTTTAAAAAAATATGTCACTAAAATTGATTTAGAAAATTATCCTACAATACAATTTCGTGATAATTCATTAACATCTCAAGAAATTTTTAATATTGTAGAATTTCCGACTCGACTCACAGCCGGTAAAAATTTAATTAAAATTCGCGCTAATACTGATTTATTAGTAAAAAATTCTAAAATTCATATTGAAATATTAGATTTTAACGGTGATCCAATATATTACGAACCACTTAATTATTTAGAACATGATGGTACGCGTGTAATTGCAATACATGTATTTAGTGAAACTACTGCACCAGGAGTTGGAACAGTTTATATCGCAGGGCGTATAAAATCAGATTTAAACAATGGTAGTAATATACCTTTTAGTCAAGATTTTAATAGTAATAATTATTTAAACTTTCCAAATGTTCTTTGGTCACGTGGAATATCAATTGCCCCAGAAGATTCAAAAAATAATACAGAAATAATTTTTACACGTCCACATCCAAAAGCAACAGTACGTGAACGTATTAATCGATATTTTCAGCCAACAAATTTATCAAATGTATTAGTTAGCCGAAGTGGCTCCGGTGCTGTTATAATAAAGCCTATACCAAGTACTACGCCATTTAATAGAATACAATCAACTCTTGCTGTTAATTATGAAGGTGCAGCTACCCCAAGAACAGTAGCTCGACAATTTGGAACAATGGTATCGCTAGCACCTACTGTTGATACAAGAACAGTTACTGGTACACCTCAAGAAGTTAGTAGTACACCAATTAATACAGTATCTACTTTTTGTAGATTAGAAACATCTGGATTTGCATTATCATCATCAATGCAAGGAGGAACGTTAACGATTGTTAATCCATTTTTAGAAATACAACCGGGCACATCTATCGATGTAAATGGCCAAGTTATCCCATCATCACAACTTGGAGAGGCAACATCTACAGCAACTGGATTAATTCAATTATCTGGTAGTTATAAATTTGGAATTAATAATTTATTATCAACAACAAAAGCAAATGTATTTCAATTATCAGGATTTAAAAATGATAACGATAATACATTGGCAGCATTTAACGTTAATGTTGTTAATAGTGAATCACCATATAATATAAATCGTATTGAATCATCGACAAACTTTACATGTAGTTATGTTGAACCTTTTGTAATATCAGAAACTGAACAATCACAATCATTTGCAGAAGTTGTATTATCGAATATAGAGCCAGCAACTGGTGATGTACATAAAGTACAAACGTTATATAAACCTGCAGGCCAATTTGGCGATTTTATCGATGCTGGTACTGTTGAAGTAGAACAAGTTGAAATTTTAGAAGATATAACTACATATGAATCAATTCCATCAATTGGAATGATATATAATCGTATAGGATATTTTACTAGCTTAGCAGATTATAATACATATTGGGAAAATAGCAGTGAAGTAACAGCGCCAGTCGCAATTACATCTACATATAACCCAGAACTGCTTTTAGATGGAATCCAATTAACACCAAATAGTAATTTTGAATTATTAGAAAATAATTACGGATTTATACATTTAAAATCTAATTATCATTCAAAGGTATATGCAAATACTAGATATATATTATCATTAAATGCAGTAGCTGATAATTCATCAACAAATTCTAATGATCCAAATATACCAAATGCTAGAATAGATATTTACATATCTGGGAGCGCTACAAATATTCAACCTGATTCTGAATATATTAATCGAAATCAAATATCTGATATTGATATTGAAAGTACATTAACCGGTGATTTAATAAGTAATGGAAAATATGGAACTCGTGTTAGTACTATAGAACTCAGTGATGGGGAGGCTTATGACCAATCACCAGCAATTGCATTCTTTACAGCATTAAAAGAAGAATTTATTGATGTCTATTTTATTATACGTAGTGGAAAATGGACACTATCAAATGTAAGTTTAAAATCTAATAGACAGACCGGATTTTCTCCAAACTTTACTAGAATTAATACACGTATACCATCAGAATTTTTAGAAACTCCATTAACTTTTAAATTTTTATATTTTGATATTCATTCGAATAAAGCTCAAGCTGAAACAGTTGTACACCCAGTAACATTTAACGGAGATAATTTAGTAATTGCTGGTGATAATAATTTATTATCTGGATCGGTATTTATTGGCAATACGATTGGTTCTGGAATTGAACTTGCTGGAGTTAATTCTGGATTTATTAGATCAATTGGATATGAAGGATTTGAATCAGCTTCGCGTACAGATCAACCTGGTGGTTTTATGTTATATACCGGTTCTGTACTACCAAATGCCCCAGATAATTATAGCGGTGTAGGAATTGAAATTGTACAAGATTCATCTAGCTTTTTTAAATTTGATACAACAAATGGTATTGATGTACGTGCAAAGAAATTTTTTATTGGAACAGATGCAACTCAATTTATCTCCGGATCCGGTGGAAATATAGAAATATCATCATCATTATTTCATTTAGATCCAGCAAATGATAAACTTATAATTGGTGCTGGAACTATTATAAATGCAGATTTAAGTGCCAATTCATTATTTGTACCTGCGGGTACAAATGCCGATGATGCAACAGCTTTTATGGCTAGTAATGGTAATGCTGGGTTTGTAGGAGATGGTTCTGGAAATTATATTGCAGATTTTACCTCTGGAGGTGCTAAAATATCCGGATTTGAAATTTCATCATCAGAAATAAAAGATTCTAACGCAAATTTAAGATTAAAATCATCCGGACAAATAACTGGTTCTCGAGTTAAATTTACCGGAGGTGATATTGGTGGCTGGAATATTAATGAAAATGCAATATTTTCAAATGCTCAAGGCCCAGATAGATTATATATAACGACAGATGCAAAAAGTGAAATATCAAATGCTAATCATGAAGCAAAATCAGTAATAAGTATGTATAATACATCATCATTAGTGATGGTTAATATGGGTAATATTTATAAAAATAAAACCAATACTGGATTTGCTGTATTTGATAACTGGGCTAGCAATTCAAAAATATTTGAAGTATCAGCTAATGATTCTGATGGAACATTAACTGCACAGATCGCCGGCTGGACTTTTGATACAACAAAGCTCCAAGGCGATCAAATGATTATACGATCAAATGGAACTATTGAATCGGCAGAGTTCCAAAGCAATGTACCTGGTTCAGGATTCCGTTTAACGGCTGCCTCCGGAGGATTTTTAGAAGTTGAAAATGCTAGAATACGAGGTACATTATCAACTGCGGTATTTGAAAAAGAAACTGTAAATGCAGTTGGTGGCCAATTATATGTCGCTAACTCAACTACATTGACAGGATCTCAAGCTAATCCTGGCGCATTTTACGCACCATCAGATACAACAATGTCTGTTGTTAATTCATCTGGTTTTACTGAAGGAGAAATATTATCTGCTAAGAAAGTTAATAGTACAGGATTTCAAACAGAATATCTTAAAGTTAATTCAGCATCTCGAGATAATGCTAGCAGTGATACAGACTTTTCTGGAAAAATTTATGTTACTCGAGCATATGGATCTGGTACTTCAGGCGATTCAGGATCGTTAGGAAATACACCTGGAGGTGCACAAACTTATACAGGCTCGCAAGTAATTGTATCAACCGGTAAAATTGGAACTGGGTATATAAGATTAAATGCAAATCCTAATGATCAAGCAACACCGTATATGCAAATTGTAGAACGTACCGGAAGCGGTATTTATGATTTAGATCTTAAAGCACAATTGGGAGATTTATCGGGTATTACTGATAATATTAATGGTAAAGATGTAACCGGATTTGGATTATATACAGATAATGCATTTTTAAAAGGTGGAATTGTAGCAACATATGGAGCCATAGGAGCATTAAATATAGGTTCACAGTCAATATCTATAGGTAATAATCGATTTAATGATACTAATACTCCATTTTTTGTAACCGCTAGCGGAAAATTTAGTTTAGGCGATGCTCTTACTTGGGATGGAAATGGATTATCTGTTAGCGGGCAAATCACTATTGGAGCTGGTTCAACTGATGAGAGTGGAATAGCAGATGCGGCAGAAGCCGCGGCATTAGCAGCTCAATCAACTGCTAATACTGCAACAGGTTCAGCATCTGATGCCCAAGCAACTGCTAATACTGCAACAGGCTCAGCCGCAGATGCTCAGGCAACTGCAGACGCCAATGCATTAACGGCATTTGGTCAATGGACTACCGCATCTTTAGAGCAGTTAAAAACCTCCGGAGATTTAAACGGAGGTACAGTTCCAGATGACAGAGGCATGTTTACTACTCCATCATATTGGACAAATGGACCATTAGTTCAAATATTTGACACCGGGCCTATCTCCAATGGTTGGCAAAGTAGTCAAACTGATTACAGTGCTATACCTAACAGTGATACGTTCACATTTACTTCCACTGAGGCAGTATCTGGAAGTATTCGAGTAATTGCAAATGATGCGGAAAACGGTGCGCGATTAATAGTTAATTCTAGTTCTGGTTATGTAGCACCTCAATTAATAATGCATGATGATTTTACTGAATTGAATCCTCATGGTAGAAGCGCACCTGTATTTGTTAATCAGAGTGGTAGCAATGGTTTTAACTTTCATACAGGATCCAATTGGGCATTATCTGCTAACATAACAAATTTTGGAGATACGTCTGGTGGAAGTAATACCGGCGAACAAACAGATGCCATATGGGAATATCGTATTCCAATACTATCCGGCTCAAATGTTATTAAAATGTTTTCACCAATTGGAGATGGCGGATCATTAAGAAGATTATCAGTTTTCAAAGATGGTACCATAGGCCAATTAGGAATTGATACTGCTCAATCAGCATCTAATTCAGCTGCCGTCCAAGCTGGTGCAGCATCTGCAAGTGCAGCCATAGGTATAGTAGATGCAGCCGCGGCATCTGCTAGTGCAGCCATAGGTATAGTAGATGCGGCCGCGGCATCTGCCAGTGCAGCAACTGCTCAATCAGCATCTAATGCTGCAACTGTAATGGTAGGCGCAGCATCTTCAAGTGCAGCCTTAGCTATTTTTAGTGCATCATCAGCACAGACTGCAATTGATGATATAGTAAAACAAGTAGTTCTTTCTAATGATTCAATACATATATCATCATCGGGTCAATCCCCTGATTTTGGATTAGCTAAGTTTGGTACTACTACTGAATTTTATGACGGGACATCAGCACAGAACGTAAAATTACAATTAAATACAGTTGGCGTTAAATCATTATTTGATGCAGATAATTATTCACTTATGTTCAATCAAGGTTTGCAAGTAGTATCAGCGTCAAGCCAAGTAGCATTATTTGGACAAGATACAATTGTAGGACGCGTAGCTGCAAATAAATCTAATGTTCAAATTAAAGACGGTAAAGTTAAATTAAGAACTAATACTGTAACAAAATTAGAATTAGATACTACTGGTGCTATATCTGCTAGTGGATTTGCAATAAATGCCGCCGGCGCATTAACAGCATCTAACGCAGACTTTGATGGATTTGCAATAGCCAGATCATTACGACAAAAATCTGTGACAATAACGCAACTTAATATGTATCAGTACGTAGCATTAATGGTAGTAACAGATCCATCGAATGCAACTCTGGCCAATGGTGAGCAAATTACAGAAACGCAGACATATGCATCTGAATTAGTACTTAACGGAGATTTAGGTGGAGAAGTAGTATCACATGTGATAATTGATATTGATATGATAATGGGTGATGTAAACCAGTATACTAATAACAGTGGTAACCATATTACTAGTGGAAATGGTACTGAATATTTACATAGCAGTAATGGTGGAGATGGTACTAATAAATTTTATAAAAAAATTATAGATATTAATGGAAATCAAACTAATAGTAATTCTCTTAATGGATATCAACAACAAGCTGTCATATCGCAACAATATGCAGAAGCTGGTGCAATAAGATCGATAAAAGCTCCAAAAACAACTGGAGGTGCTAAAGTACCAGTAACCATTGAAGTGGCAGCAAATAAAGACGTAGATTTTTTAATACCAACTGGCTTAGCAGCATCGACAACTGGATTATCTGGTATACAAGTATCGATGATAGCAGCTTCAAATATTATTGGTGTACAATTAAAAGAAACTGATGGCGGATAATAAAAAAGGATAATATATGTCATTTAGAACAATGAGATTAGCACCCCGGGGGCAATATACATTTACAACAGATAGCGACGATAACATTGCATTTCTAGGAGGCACAACACAATTATTTGGTATTACTGCAGAATCAGATTCTGTCATTAAAGGTAATTTAGATGTCGGTATCGATTCTGAAAGTGAAATAACATGTACTGGCGATGTGATAGCATTTTCAACATCTGATATCAAACTTAAAACAGATGTTACACCTATTACAAATCCTATGAATAAAATACAGCAATTATCTGGTAACACATTTATATGGAAACCAGAAGCCGGAGCTAAAAAATCTGGCATTACAGATGTAGGAGTTATTGCACAAGAAGTTAATTCTGTGTTACCAAATATAACACGAGAAGTTAATGGTGTAATGTCAGTGCGTTATGAAAAATTAATACCATTACTAATAGAATGTGTAAAGGATCAGCAAACTCAGATAGATGAATTGAAACGTAAATTGGAGGACAAATAATGGCAGATACAGGTGTAACAGCTCCAGGATTAGGAGAAGAGAAATCGTTAGCAAAATTAAAAATACAAGCCGGGTCTAGTATTTTCAATGCACAAAATTATTCAGATACTCCTGATCCGTCAGTGCCTGTATCTTTAAAAAATACGTCTACTACTGTAGTAATTAGCGTTGGAGGCAATGATACTACATTAGCAGATGCAACAATCTCGGACGGTTCACAAATGGCTCCTCATCTAGATGGTGAAGCTCCTCATAGTATGGACGAACTTTCATCAATGAAAGAAAAAATAATATGCACTACAATATACAACTCGTTAGGATCAAATGAATGGCATGCCAATCGCATCTTATGGAATACTCATAAAGATGAACATTTGACTCGATATCATCAAACCGGTTATTACATATTATTTAAACCATTCACAAATCTTATGAGAAAAAATAATTTTGTATTTTGGTTAGGTAAATATATGGCTAAATGTAGAACTCAAGACATAAAAGCTGTTATGAATAATAATACTAGATATATACCTGGAATGATAATTAGATATATATTTGAACCAATATCATTTGTAATAGGTTATATAATTTTAAAAGTAAAAGGATAATATATGGGTCAATTATCAAAAGATGCTGTACAAGTAGAAGATGGTAAAGTATTTTTTATACCATCTGGCTCCACAACATTAGGTGTATCACAAAGCATAAATTCAGTGGCACAGCATTATGTGGTAACTATGTCTGGTGCTTCATTATCTCAAAGTGTATTAGCACCGGCAAATGCAACCGCATCATTTTTCTATTTTAGATCCCCAGATGCACATTCTTTTAAAATGTTTTATCAGAATAGTAATCGTACAAGTATTGAACCAACTGGTAGTATTTTTGGAATACGTGATCTTCCAAATTTGAGAACAGCTACAGGATCTGCAATACAAATTGTATTACCAATGGGAATAACTGGATCAGAAATTGCAAATCGTACAATAACTGCAATAAATGCACATACATTTACAACAAACCGATTTACTATATCTGCATCTGGTTATTATACAACATCATTTGGTCAAGGCGAACACCCAGATTCTGGATCTGCATTTAACGAATATATACATATCATTAATTCAATTACTGGCGCACCAATAGCAGATGATATCAATTTTAGTCATATGTCCGGATCTTCTATTTCATATTGTATACGTGTTAGCGGTTCTGGATTATTAAGAGGTATTGCATCAGAAGGTACGCCTAATACTGGTAGTGCTACTGCGCAGATAAAATTAGATGATAATAATAAAAACTCTGTTCAAACTGCCTTAGATAATTCGGCATCATTTATGAATGTACGAGATGGATTTTACGGCATATCTGTAACAAGAGCACTAACTGGATCAAATATATCTATGCATGGGGGAGCTCCAATCTTATATGGACAACCAATTCCTAATTCACCGTATATAAAAACAAATGGAGGATTTGATGTATTAATGGATAATGCCAATGTATACAATAATTCAGCATTTCGTGTATGGATTGATACAGGATTGGCAGGAGTAGGCGGATCACAATTACTTAAAGTTGATAATAATGGAAATTTGACAGTTAGTGGATCAATAAGTGGTAGTAATTTAATAGCCAATGTAGATGGTGGTGCTTTCTAAGCAGATAATATTTATAATAAAGGAATTCCATTATGTTAGGAGAATGGTTAGCAGAACAAGTTATATCAGAACAAACAATTAAAACAATTGTTGTAATTTACCCGGGACGATTTCAACCAATGGGACAGCATCACGCGGCAACTTATAAAAAATTAGCTGCTAAATTTGGACAATCTAATACTTATATTGCAACATCTGATAAAGTCAAGTTGCCAAAATCGCCGTTAAACTTTAAAGAAAAACGTAAAATAATTTATAAACATGGTATAGGAAATGTAGTACAAGTAAAAAATCCTTACCAATCTGTAGAAATTACTAGTAAATATGATCCAGAGACCACGGCGGTATTATTTGCAGTAGGTGCAAAAGATATGAAAGAAGATCCTAGATTTCGTATTGGTACAAAAAAAGATGGATCTCCTGGATATTTTCAATCATATGAAGACAATAAAGATAATTTACAACCATTTACTCAACATGGTTATTTAGTTGTAGCACCCCATGTGGATATACAAATTCCGGGGTATGGTGAAATGTCTGGAACAACATTACGTCAAGTATTAGCAACTGCAGACCAAGAAACATTTAAAGACGTTATGGGATTTTATGACGCAAATATATACACAATGTTGCGTGATAAATTTTCTGTACTTAAAACAGAACAATTAGAATCATTTATAATAAAACATAATATTGCAAAAATATTAACTGAGGGAAGTACTGCAACAGCACAAGGAAAATCAGATGTTGATGACGGTCCTCGATATTTTTACGGTAATCAAGCTACATATCGCAAACAAACCGCAGATATGGCAAAACGATTAGGTTATCAAGTTATTGAATATTTAACCGACATTCCAATAGAAATACATGATACAAATTTTCCAGAAGGTCCTCCACTATCGGTATCTTATTTTCCTACCGGCGTAAAGGGCGCCAAAAATTCTGGTACTGATTACATGCGTGATATGAAAGGAAACCCGGCCTATTCTGCATGGCGTAAATATATTAATAATGTTGCTCAACAAGTTGGATATAAATTTATAGATTTTCTAGGAGCTAGCGAGTCAGTTGCATCATCTGCTAAAGAAGAGCTAAAACCTACAGGATTAAAAGAAGATATAAATCTTCCTATTAATATAGGCGATACTGTAATGATGGGTAGATTTAAAAATAAAAAAGTAGTTGTAAAAACAATTGGCTGGAGTGAAAAGGGTGATTTATTAATTAATGGAAGATCTGCTATGAAAATGCGTATACCACCAAAAGAACAAGAATTAACTAAAGAATGGTGGACCAACCAGTTAGGAGAATTATTAACCGAAGCTAAAGCAAATACTCATTTAACGCATTTAGAAGAATTGATATTAACTCAAGGAGCTCAAGGATATAAAACAGCTCGATCATTCTTAATTGAAATGTTAAAAAATCTTAAAGGAAATAGTGATGCAAAAGTTAATACATCAGTTAAATGGGATGGTGCACCAGCCATATTCGCAGGAATTAATCCGGATAATAAACAGTTTTTTGTAGGAACAAAGTCCATCTTTAATAAAGAACCTAAGATTAACTACACAGCAGAAGATGTAGATTTAAATCATGGCCATGCACAAGGATTAGCTGATAAATTAAAATTAGCTTTAGAATATTTACCTGCATTAGGAATTAAAAATATACTGCAAGGCGATTTTATGTTTGATAAAAGTATTTTAAAATCTACAAATATTGACGGTAAAAAACATTATTCTTTTAGGCCAAATACAATAACATATGCAGTAGATGCAGATTCTGAATTAGGAAGACAAGTAAGATCTGCAAAATTAGGAATAGTATTTCATACAACGTATCGATCATTAGATAGCGGCGCATCATTTGGAGCCGATGTTAGCGGATTAAGACGTAATCCTAATGTATGGTTTGATGATGCATTCTTTAAAGATACTACTGGTATAGTGACATTAACAGCATCTGAAGCAAAGGAAGTTGCTATGATGATTAAAAAGGCTGATTCAATAAAAATAAATTATGATAATCTACCAAGTTCATTGTTAAACATATACCTTAACCAAGAAATAAAAACCGGACAATTTGTTGATAATGCGGCTATATCATATAAAGCTTTTCAGAAATGGTTTGAACTCCGGACTGATAAAAAGATAGCAAAATTAAAATCAGATCGCGGAATAGAAAAGGCCACTGCAGCTAAACAAGAGCAAATGGCAATGTTAGAACAAAGAAAACAAGATATTTTAAATATATTTATAGTATCAAAATTACTAGCAGATGCGAAATTAATATTTGTTAAAAAATATAATAATGCAGTATATAATACAAAACATTTTGTAGATGATGGCAAGGGCGGATTAAGAGTGACAGCCCCAGAGGGGTATGTGGCAGTTGATCATATTGGCCAAGGAGTTAAATTTGTCGACCGAGTAGAATTTAGTAGAGCCAATTTTGCAATGGATAAAGGTTTTACTAAGTAATAACTGTATATTTATATAAAAATAAAGGACATTATGAATGAATCCAAATTAAGAGAAACAATACGTAAAGAAATACGCGAGTCTCTCAAAGAAGTTGAAGTTGTACCAGGTGTTGAACAAGGGACTGATGTAATAGATAAGCAACCTGGTGTTAAAATGTTAAAACGGGCATTAGGACAAGGATCTCCAAAACAACAAGCAGCTGGATTAATTAAAGTAATTAACGCAATTTCTGGTGGTAGTAATGCAGTTAAAATGCATTTGATATCAATGTTAAAACCAAAAGATGCATTAGAACCAGACTCTCAAGAGCCAGTTGCTGAAGCTGAGTTAGGCGGACGTACATTAGCAACTAAAACTGATAGATTTTTAAATCAGTATGCAACAAGCATGTCTGGTAAATCGCAATCTCAACAAATTGAATTTTTGCATAATCTTATTACAAAATTAAATCTTAAAGGCCAAGAAAGTGTAGTAATAAGAGCTGTCCGCGCCGCATTATCAAAGAGAGAAAGATAATATGTCAAGTAAGTTACAAAATATAAAAGCTGTAAATGAATTATTAGCCGGGACTCATAAATCTCAGACTAAAAAAAGCATATACACTGGTTCTACAAAAACAAACATACCTAATAATGATATTATAGAACGATTCAAAAATGGTAAACCAAAAATATGGATTGAAACATCTGCTAAAGGTATTAGGACTCGAGTTACACAGCATGATGGATTTAAAGCACGAGAACCAGAAAATTCTATTTTAACATCAATACAATCTGCATTAGCTGTTCCAGAAAAATGTCCTAAATGTAATTGCAAAATGCGAAATGAAGAAAAGCGTTTAAATTTTAAATTTTGGTTTAAACGTAAAATGTGCTTTGGTTGTGTACTAACAGAAGAACGAAGAATAAAAGATCAAGGAATGGATGCGTGGAAATTGTATGAACATAAAATAATGTCACAAAACGCCGAAGCCTGGTTTGCAGATACTGATAAAGAAGTTGAAATATTAAAAGCTCAAACAAAAGAAACATATTATCAAAATGCAGATGGAAAATTTGGAGAAATGGATATATCTACATTTATTAAAAAAATAGATAATGATTATGCTAAATTAAAACAAGATATTAGAAATCAATTTGCGGAGACTGACAATGGCAAAAAATAGATCATTAAATAAAATTGGAAAAGAATTTGACAACCTAGTTGCAGATATGAAAAAAATGGGCGCTGAGTATGCAAAGGCTGACGGTGTTAAAAAACAACAAATGGTTTCTAAATTAAAACAAATGACTAAAAAGAAAAAACAATTACAATCAGAAATGGAATCAGCTGTGAGTGCTGCAGATAAAGATGTAGAATTACAGATAGATGAAATGTCTCAATTAATACGTAAAGAAGTTACTAAATTAATAAAAGAACAATATGGGTATATTGAATAAAATATTTTCTGGAGGGGCTTCAGAGTTAGTAAAAGGTGTAGGCGGAGTATTAGATAACCTAACAACTACTAAAGCTGAAAAGTTAGAAGCAAAACGTAAAATGCAAGAATTAATTGCATCGCATGAAGCAAAAATGGAACAGAATATAACTGATAGATGGAAATCAGATATGAATTCTGATTCTTGGTTATCAAAAAATGTACGACCATTAGTTCTTATATTTCTAGTTGTATCAACTGTACTTATGATATTTATTGATGCAGGTATGATAGCTTTTAATGTAGAAGACAAATGGACAGATTTACTTCAATTAGTACTTATAACTGTCATCGGTGCCTACTTCGGTGGCCGGACCATGGAAAAAAGAGTTAAGAAATAATTTGTAATATTGCAAATAATTTATTATATTTAAAATAATGGCAGTAAAAAAATCTCTTAAAGAAATTATTGGTGATGAATACAAACGGTGTTCACAAGACCCTATACATTTTATGCGCAAGTATTGCATAATACAGCATCCTACACGAGGTAAAATGCTTTTTAATTTATACCCCTTTCAAGAAAAATCATTAGAAGAATTAAAAGACCACCGATATAATATTATTCTAAAATCTAGACAGTTAGGTATATCAACGTTAACAGCAGGTTATGCATTATGGAAAATGATATTTCGTGAAGATTTTAATGTATTAGTAATTGCAACAAAACAAGACGTTGCAAAAAATCTTGTAACCAAAGTACGAGTAATGAATGAAAATTTACCTAATTGGTTAAAAGGTAAAACGTTAGAGGATAATAAATTATCATTACGATATGCAAATGGTTCTCAAATTAAAGCAATTTCATCTAAAGGTGACGCTGGTAGGTCTGAAGCATTATCATTATTGATATTTGATGAAGCTGCTTTCATTGATCGTATTGATGAAATATGGACGGCCGCTCAACAAACACTAGCAACAGGTGGTGATTGTATAGCATTATCAACTCCTAATGGTGTTGGTAATTGGTTTCACCGTCAATGGGTTAATGCCGAAGCTGGTGGAGAATTTAATACAATAAAATTACATTGGACAGTACATCCAGACCGAGATGATAATTGGAGAGCTAAACAAACTCAATTATTGGGAGAAAAGGGTGCAGCTCAAGAATGTGATTGTGATTTTATTTCATCTGGGCATACTGTTGTTGATGGCGAAGTATTGCAATGGTATGCTGATACACATGTTAAAGATCCTTTAGAAAAACGAGGATTTGATTCAAATTTTTGGATATGGGAATATGCAGATTACAACAAAAAATATATGGTTGTAGCTGATGTAGCACGTGGCGATTCAACAGATTATTCTGCATTTCATATATTTGATATAGAATCATGCCATCAAGTTGCAGAATATAAAGGAAAGATTGGCACGACTGAATATGGTAACATGTTAGTGGCCGTTGCAACAGAATATAATAATGCATTGTTAGTAATTGAAAATGCAAATATTGGATGGGCAACTATACAAGTGGCTTTAGATAAAGGATATTCAAATTTATATTATTCATATAAACAAGATGGTTATGTAGACGAAGATGTACAATTACGTAAAGGATATGATTTAAAAGATAAATCAAAGACAGTTCCAGGATTTTCAATGACATCTAGGACTCGGCCATTAGTAATATCAAAACTAGAAACGTATTTTAGGGATAAAACACCAATAGTACATTCAAAGCGTTTAATTGATGAACTATTTACATTTATATGGTTAGGCCATAGAGCAGAGGCATCTCGTGGTTATAATGATGATCTAGTAATGGCATTTTCAACCGGATTATGGATGCGTGATACTGCATTAAGATTACAACAACAAGGAATAGATTTAAATAGAAAAGCATTGGGACATTTTGGAAAATCACAAGGAGTATATACTTCCGGAACAGATACACCAAAAGAATGGCAATGGAATAGTGGCGATAAAGAAAATAACGATTTAAAATGGCTACTCTAATATTTATTTATATAGGTAAAATATGACAGATACTTCATTAAGAGCACGACTAAGTAGATTATTTGCAACTAACGTAGTCGTACGTAGAATTTCAAAAAATAGATTAAAAGCGGTTGATACAAATCGTTTACAATCTTCAGGAAATTTAAATAATAAAAGATACGTAGATAGATTTTCTGGCGTACATCGAGGCATGCCTGGTTATGGTACATATAATCAAAATCAAACATTTCATACATCAAAAGTAGAACTATTTACTGATTATGAAGGCATGGACATGGATCCTATATTATCTTCAGCATTAGATATTTATGCAGATGAATCAACAGTAAAAGATGCAGATGGTGACACGTTAACTATTACATCGCAAAATGATGATATACGAAAAATTTTAAGAAATTTATTTTATGATATATTAAATATTGATTACAATCTTTGGCCATGGATTAGAAACGCATGTAAATATGGTGATTTTTATTTACATTTAGATATCGAAGAAGAAGTAGGTATTGTTAATGTAATGCCATTATCTGCATACGAAATTATCAGAGAAGAAGGATTTGATGAAAACAATCCTTATGCATATAAATTTAAATTACAAAATACTCATGGCGGTGGTACGCATAATTTTCAGCCTGGTCAAAGCGGACCAATGCAAGAATTTCAACCATTTGAAATAGCACATTTCAGATTATTATCTGATACAAACTTCTTACCTTACGGTAAATCAATGATTGAACCAGCTCGTAAAATTTTTAAACAATTAACTCTTATGGAAGATGCAATGTTAATTCATCGTATAATGAGAGCACCAGAACGTAGAATATTTAAAATTGATGTAGGTAATATACCACCAGCTGAAGTTGATAATCATATTCAAGGAATTGTTAATAAAATGAAAAAAGTTCCTTATATTGATGAAAAGACTGGAGATTATAATCTTAAATTTAATATGCAAAATATGATTGAGGATTATTTTATGCCAGTTAGAGGCGGCGAATCTGGTACATCGATTGAAGCATTACCAGGAATGTCATCGGAAGGCCAGATAGAAGATATTGATTATTTAAAAAATAAATTATTTGCTGCATTAAAAATACCTAAAGCATTTTTAGGTTATGATGAAGGAGTAGAAGGTAAAGCAACATTAGCAGCAGAAGATGTGCGATTTGCAAGAACTATAGAACGTATACAAAAAATATTTGTTTCAGAATTAACTAAAATTGCTATTGTACATTTATATACTCAAGGTTATAAAGATGCCGACTTAGTTAATTTTGAATTATCATTAACTAATCCATCAATTATCTATGAAAAACAGAAAATAGAAGTATTAGAAAGTAAAATTGGGTTGGCTACAAATATGAAAGAATCAAATTTATTTTCTCAAAGATGGATATATGAAAATGTATTTGGATTAAGTCAACATGAATGGACATCCGAACAAGAACAAGTCATTGAAGATCTTAAACAAGACTTCCGAAAAGAACAGATTAAATCAGAAGGTAATGACCCGCAAAAAACTAATCAATCTTTTGGAACGCCTCATGATATTGCATCAATGCATGTTGCAAATAAAGGAGGTTTATTACCTGGACAGGAACAAGAACATGTGGCTGGGCCTGGCCGACCAGAAAATCATCAGACATGGGGAACGCATGATTCACCTCATGGCCGAGATCCATTAGCAATAAAATCTTTAAACACATCATTAGCTACAGATAAATCTCCATTACAGCATCAATACCGTGGAGGATCGCCATTAAGTACAGAAAATATACAAATTAATTCATTAATTGACTCAATGAAATCATCTAAAATTATTAAACAAACTTTATTATCTGAGGATAAAAATATAGACTCAGGTACTATGTTAGATGAGTCTCAATTATTAGATGAATAATATTTATCGATTTCTAAAATAATAGCATATTTATTAAAAAGTATGTTTATACAAGGCGTAATTTCATGAAACGAATAAAACATTCAAAAGTTAAAAATACTGGAATAGTATTTGAACTACTAGTACGGCAAGTAGCATCAGATACCATGAATAACAGAAACTCTAAAGCATTACATATAATTAAAAAGCATTTTAATTCTGATTCTGAATTATCTAAAGAATTAAAATTATATCGTACAATTTCTCAAGAAACATTTGTAAATGAATCACATGCTAGTCAATTTTTAAACGCTGTTATAAATACTAGACAATCATTAAATGATTCTATATTACGTAGGAATAAATATAATTTAATTAAAGAATTAAAATCTACATATAATTTAGATGAGTTTTTTAAATCACGTATTATAAATTATAAAGTACATGCATCTACATATAAAATATTTGAGTACGCACAGGCAGATGATCCCGCGGAATATATGGCTAGTAAATTTGCATTAGTTGAGCATATACAAACTTCTCCGGTGAAAAAGGAAGAAACTCCAAAACTAGCATCGCAACATAAAGATGTACGTTTACTAGCATCTAAGTTAGTTGTAGATAAATTTAATGCAAAGTATTCATCGTTAAATAAAGAACAAAAACGTATGTTACGTGAGTATATTAATAACGTAACAAATTCAATAAAACTTAAAAAATACGTATTATCAGAGACAATAAAAATAAAGACAGCTTTATCATCTTTAAGATCATCAATTGCAAATAAAGTAATACGTATTAAATTAACAGAAGTCGCAAATTTATTAAATAAAATGAATAAACAACATTCTATTCAAGATAAAGATGTATTGACAATGCTTCGTTATTATGAATTAGTTAATGAACTTAAAAATGTAGGAGCTAAATAATGAGCTACTGGACTGGAGACGCCGGCTGGCGTTCATCAAGTAAAAGCCAACATGATAGACTAGGACCGACAGGTAGATACGTTGAATCATTTAATTATACTGACGGTGATGTGCACTTTACTGGCGATAAATACGGATTTGGTCCATTTATTATAAATGGCTTAGGAGATCAGCCAATTACTGCTAGTTTTTCTGGCGGAGGTACATTACCAATGGGTAATCTTACTACAGGTCAATTGTATGATTTTTCCATAATACGAATTTCTGGATCAGTATTAGGCGAAGCATCAGCTTCAATTACATTTTTTAAGAAAGGATAAAATATGAAATTATTAGAAGAAATGAAAGAATTTTTTGAAGCAAAAAAATCAAAACCAGATTTCTTAGATATGGACGGTGATGGCAATAAAAAAGAACCTTTTAAAAAGGCTGTTAAAGATAAAGAAGTAGATGAAGCAGCAAAACCAGATTTCTTAGATATGGACGGTGATGGCAATAAAAAAGAACCTTTTAAAAAGGCTGTTAAAGATAAAGAAGATGAAGATTTAGAAGAAGCAAATGTAACTGGTAATATGGACGGCGGAGAAGGTCCTCCTAGAACACCAAAAGCTTTTGGTAAAAAAGAAGATGAAAAAAATAACGCAGAAGTATTTGATTATAAAAAAACGGCACCTAGTGAAAAACATTTTGAAAGTGCGTATAAACAAATGATGGCAACTATGGAAGATCTTCAAGAAATTACATATCGCGACTTTAAAAAAGATCCAACTTCAACTCCACAACAAAAAGTTAACAGAGGTATAATGGAAGTTAACAAAATGTTAGGTAACATGGAAAAAATTGTTAATAATAATTTACGTTTAAAAACAGAAATGGGAGTACAATCTGGTCATTTTTGGAAAGCCACCGGAACACGATTTGCAAAAATAAATGAACGGATTACGCGTATAGCAAATAGATTAAAAGAATTATCACAATAACAGTAGGTCATCCACTTATAAGTGCTACTAAAAATAAAAGAGGAAGAAGATGAAATATACATTAACATGGCAAGATTTTATGCGCCAGCCAGAAAATAAATTATTAAAAGAATCAAAAGGTATTCATGCATGTAAACATAAATTTATTCAAGAACAAAATAAATTAATGTGGAATGATCCAATAATACTTCAAGAAGCTCAATCACCTGGTCAATCTGTTACTAGCAATGCCGCTGCTAATTATGGTGGATCTACTCAATTTGTAACTGGTAATAGTGCTGAAGTATCAACTTTTACATTTGCAGGTTTATTAAACCAAGCTTGGACAGGTTCTTCACTTGATGGCGCATATTTTGATATTGAAGCGTATAATAATACAACAGATTTTTCTCGTAATCATGTTGATTCAATGAAAACATTTAGATGTTATTATACATCTCAATCTCTTTTTGCACCTACCGTGCCATCATCAATTCATGGTATTGTAACAGCATCAAGTATAGGACCAGTAGGTACATCTGGACATTTTTCATCATCTTTAGCTCATCAATGGCAAAATGCAATTAATGATCAAGTAGCTACTGCATTAGTGGCCGGATTTACAAATACAATTGCACCTGGTACATTATTTTCAGCTGTAACTAGTTCTAAAGGACAAGTATTAACGATTACAAATGTAAATAAAGGTTCTGTTAATGCAATATCAACTACATTTGCGTCTACGACTGCATCTGTTGCAACTTCAACTACTGGTTTAGATACATTCCATAATGAACAAGGAAAACAAACGTTTGATGGTGATAGATTGCCATATGCATCAATGCCAAGAAAACAAAATTAGGATAAATTATGAATAAGCAGCTTCTAGTAGAATATCATCAGTTTGAGGTATCACCTCAACAAATAAATGAATCGTTAACTCAAAATAACGGTAAGCTAATTGTTAAAGGTGTACTTCAAAGAGCTGAGGCTAAAAATCAAAATGGCAGAATTTATCCAAAAGAAACGTTAATGCGCGAAGCTGGTAATTATGCTAATACATTTATTAAAGAACGACGTGCATTAGGAGAGTTAGATCACCCTGATTCATCAGTAGTCAATTTAGCAAATGTGTCACATAATATCCGTGAAATGGGATGGCAGGGAGATGATTTGGTAGGTACTGTAGAAGTATTACCAACTCCTGCCGGCAACATTTTAAAAGAATTATTTAAATCAGGTATACGGTTAGGTATATCCTCTAGAGGAATGGGATCAGTTAAAGAAGTAATGAGAGAAGGCGGAGATACATTAGAAGTACAACCTGATTTTGAATTAATTGCATTTGATTTTGTTTCTAATCCATCTACTCATGGAGCATTCTTATCACCAGTAAATGAATCAAAAGGTGGTGTAATAAATAAATTTTCAAACATAGAACGAATTATTACTGATATCATAACGGAGTTTTAAATGAAACTAAAAGATTTATTAAAAGAACAATCTGAACCAATTGATTATGCATATTTTATAGAACAAACAAATGGGTTACTTACAGCTGTAGAAGATTTTGAAAAAGAAATAGTAACTGCATTGGAAGCTAAAGATGAAGAAACCGGCGATCCTCAATATCAACAACTACAGAATCAAGTTGCTAGATATTTACAAGGAGCAGAAAAACAAATAGCAGCCATGGGAAAAATGTTAGACCGAAAACAAAATTTAGCTAAGCGAGATACCTTTTCTGCAGATATAGGAGATTTATAATGAACAAATATGAAAATAAATTAATGAAACATATACTAAATGAAAAATATTTAGGCGAAGATGATGATCAAAAAATGTCTAAAGATGACCGAAATTCATTTCTAGAAGCGGTAGGTAATTTTCATAAGTTAGGTGAGATGGTATATAGTAATGGTAGACTACAAGAGGTCACCAAAACATTGCAAAGCGTGGTAGAACA